ATCGAAGGCGACTTCCTGAACTTCATGCGCGATGGGCATGTGTTTTATGACCCGGCTATACCAGCGCAATCCGAGATTGGGCGATTTTTCCGTCATATGGATGACAAAGCGTGGTTTGCGGAGGTCCGGGCGGAGGCGCTGCAACTGATTCTGGATGCGTTGGAGGAAGCAGCATGACACCCGCCCACGCCGCCCTACTGAATCACGCCTCCGTCATCGGCGTCACCTGCTGCCACCCGATGTCCGGCCGGTATTGCTCGGTAGGTCGTAAGTTGTGGCTCCAGTACCGGGCTGAGTGCGTCATGGATGGCGGAAAAGAGGCGATGCTGTGTGTCAGGGCGCAGTCGCCTGAGTGGGCGGATGAAATCAAGATCAGGGCGCTGACACTGATTGATAACGGGGTGGAAAATGAGAAAACTGAGGACGTCATGGGAGCGTCGTGAGTCGGCGCGCACCGGGAAGCCGATTGATCAGGTGCTGCATGAGCTGATCGAAGCATCCGGCGGGAAATGGGAGGTCATCGGCGAGATAACCGGAATGACGCATCAAGGCGCTGTCCGCATGTTCAGCCGCAATGGCATCGTCAAGCAACCGGCGCGAAACATCGACTACGAGGGGAAAAACGCATCGCTGTTGCAGCATTGCCGAGACCACGGGCTGAAGTATTTTTGCGTGAAGGAGTACGTCAAGCGCAATGGAGTCAGTCCGCAAGCGGCGATGGATGCGTATCGCTCGGGGTCAGTTCGCCGAGTCTACTGGGGGAGACCGCAATGATGATCCTGGATTGTGTCGAACTGCCATACCCTCCCAGCGTCAACCACTACTGGAAACCGTCCGCCATCAGTCGCCGGAATGGGCGGACGAGATCAAGGGCAGGGCGATGATCTTGATCGATGGAACGGGGAGGAAGGCGGCATGACACGCATGACCGAGCAGCAACTACAAGCCCGCCAGCGAAAGACACGCCACACCGACGCGGATTTCACCTGCGTTGACGGCGGGAAAGGCCGTTTCCGGCGCGATTTGAAGCCGAAAGGTCGTAAGCCACGCCCAAGGCACGAAAACGGCAGCATGAACGCCGGAGAGCAGGCGTATGCGCGTCATCTGGATAGCCTGCTCTCTGCTGGGGAGATTGCAGGGTGGTGGTACGAGCTAATCACCATAAAACTGGCTGATCGCTGTGGGCTGAATCCTGATTTTGTTGTGATGCTGCCGGATGGTCAGATCGAGATGCATGAGGTCAAGGGCGGTAAAACTGTTCAGCAGGCGCATGGCCCGGAGTGGACATATTGGGCGGAGGAAGATGCGCGGGTGAAGTTGCGGATTGCGGCAAAGCATATTCCGTTTCCGCTGATCATCATCTGGCCAGCAAAAGGTGGGAGCAAGAACGGATGGCACAGGGAGGTCATGAAAAGTGAATAACGGTTTGGGTATGGGCGCTATGACAGAGGAGCAACTAGATCTGTTTATCCAGGCTCCGCCGCGAAAGCCTACAGGCGACGGTGATTGTCCGGGCTACAATAAATGCCACGTCAGCATGTGCGGCTGCCGGTGGTTTGGGACGGGTGAGGCTTTTAGAGGGGAAAGCGAGCATGACAGCGATTTACCGCAATGAACATCAGGCCGTGGCCTTGGCCATGAGCGTGGACCGCATCAGTACCTGCCGCCCGGCATCATGGCAGACGGACTACCGATCAGGATTCACCGAGGAGCTGACGGCAAAGCCGGAACCACTGGAGCGACTGACGACCATCGAGCGACTGGCGCAGGACGCAATGACGAGATCCCTGATCAAGCGCAAGACGGACCGCATGACGTTCCTGGCGCTGGTGGCGAAGTACGGGGCAGATGACCGGGATCGCGCCGCAGCCATCAATGAGCTGGCCGACATGCTGGACAGCCCGGCGCCGTCAAAGTTCCGCAGGGTTTGTGTCTGGGCCTGGGCCTGCGTTGCCTTCCGGCGCGGCATCAAGACCAAGCTGATGGAGAGCGGGGAAAGGCACCGGTCTACTCTGTATCGCTGGCGCAAGAGCATTTCCGAGCAGTTGGATGACCTGGAGCAGCGCGCCGAGTCCATCTTGTCGCCGGAACTGCTGGAAAGAGGGCTGACGGAGGCTGCGTAAAATAATTCACTTTCCCTATTGCAATAGGCCCGATATGGGCCTAGTATAAGAATCAGAAGGCGGGCAATACCGACCTGTCAACGAGGGAAAAATCATGGAAATCCGCATTAGCCTTCCAGAAGGCAAAACCCCAGTGCTGCGCCAGTACGATGGTCAACTCCAGCCGCAGCCAGCTTATATTCAAATCGACGCAGATGGGTTTGTTTTCGCCGACTACAGCGGCGAAATAGGAAATGCAATACCCATGTCTGTCTGGCACAACGTTGACCGACGCATCGGATTGAACCCGGCAGTCAGCGGACACGCCCTGCGCCAATACATGGGTGGCGAGGAATTTCGCGCCCTGTTGGAGCGTTACTATGCGGGTGCAGATGACGAATGGGACGGAAGCAATCGAGTTGGGAAGGCTACGGATGACGCCCTGGCCGCGCTTGAGCAGATAGAAAGCGACTGCGGAGACCTTGAGTGCGTAAACGTGTTCGATGCTGATGATTGGACCGAATACGCGACCCGCGAGGAACTGGCGCAGCACGGCGGGGACTTCTCGAAGTATGCTGAATACCTGTATGGGCTGTGTGACGTCGACCAGGATGTTAATGGTGGCGCTTCCGCCATTGCCGAGTCACTGGAGAAGAAGTTTGCCGAGGAGGATGAGTGAACTTTCCTGAAGCGGGCTACACGCCCGCAAACCTCCGCGCTCTGCTTGCATCGGCAGGGCTGACCCAGCAGGCCGCCGCTGACCTGCTGGGAGTCGATGGTCGTACCGTCCGCAAGTGGCTGTCCGACGTTGACAGTGGCAGCCACCGGGACATGCCGCTACATCAGTGGCGGAAGCTGCTTGACGCATTGCAACAATGCGACTAACTTAGCACCATGCTGGTCGTACTATGCCAGCAATACCATTTCAAAGAAGCCTCGCCATCGTGCGGGGCTTTTTCGTTTCAGACCCTCGCCACAGCTAACCCTGTGGTTTCGCCGGTTATGTTCTAGCCCGGCGCTTTTTATTCCCAAAGCGAGCGCGCGCATGTCGATAACCGCAACGTCCGGAGCCAAGGCCGGAGTGCCCGGCCTGCTGTCCGTCACTATTGCCTCCGTGACATTCCCATTGGATGTTGCTGTCCTGCTCGGAGCCTTTGCCGGATCCGCCGTGTTTGTTCTCTCGGCCATCGAATATCACTGGTTGATGCGGATCGCCTACCTGTTCTGCGGGACGACCATCAGCTATCTGTGTGCCGGGTGGACCGCCGAGTCCCTGAGCCTGACCAATCATGTGGTGGCCGCCATCCTCAACGGCGTGACCTGCATCCTGTTGCTCAACGGCCTGATCGAGCGCGCCCGCTCCGGAAAACTGCTTTCCTCCCTGATTGACACTCTCCGGAAGGGCCGCAAATGACAATCTCCGTTCTTGCCCTGATCAATGGCCTGCTCTGCGCAGCCATCTGCCTTCGCCTGCTGACGTACCAGCGCGGCACCAGCAAGCACAAGCCGCTGATTTCAGCGTTTGCCGCTGTCCTGGTGTTTGCGTCGGGTGGAGAGGCCATGCTCTGCCTGATCGGCGCGGAACGGTGCGTGACGCTGCCGCAAGTGCTGCTGACGGCCTGCATGGCGGCATTGGTGTTCGCTCACCGTGGCAACGTCAGCCGGTGTATGCCCCTGAGCAAGGAAAAGCGCAAGGCGATCAAGTTGCACAGTATGCGGATAGGGTTCTGACGTATGGCAACCCGCAAGCCGATTGATTGGGAGCGGGTCGAGGCGGATTACTGTGCTGGAGTTAAGTCGATCCGCGAGATCGCGCGGGAGAACGGAGTAACTGACACAGGAGTGCGGGACAAAGCAAAAAAAGCGGGATGGTCAAGAAGCCTGACGGAGAAGGTTGCAGCCAAGGCGGAAAGACTACTTCGCAACGAGGCACTTCGCAGTCAACTTCGCACCGAAAAGGCCGCATCGGACCGCGAGCTGGTCGAGGCCTCCGCCCAAGCCATCGTCAACGTCAAGCTGAGCCACCGCAAGAGCATTTCCCGCCAGCGCGAACTGGTGGAGCGGCTGTTGCAGGAGCTGGAAGCGCAGACCGGCGACACCGACTTGTTTGACCAGCTGGGCGAGTTGATGCACTCACCTGACGACAAGGGCATGGACAAGCTGAACGACATCTACAAGAAGGTCATCGCCACGCCACAGCGCATCGACAGCCTGAAGAAACTGGCTGAAACCCTGAAACACCTGATCTACCTGGAGCGCGAGGCGTTCGACATCGTTCCGGCTCCGACGCCAGCAGACAACGCATTGCAGGCACTGACAAAGGCCATTCAGGGTAACACGCTGCCGATTGTCCATGATGACGTGGGCGCAGATGACGACGCGGAAGGGTGACGACTGGCTGATCCCGACAACGGACGAGGAAATGGCCCGTTGCCTGAAGGATCCGGAATGGCGGCTGTTCAGCGGCTACCTGTACAAGATCATCATCAAGGGCGACAAGGGCGACAAGGGCGACAAGGGCGATGAAGGGCTGGTGATGCCGTTCCGTCCCAACCGGGCGCAGCGCAAGTTCATCCGCCGGCTGTGGCACCGCAACATCATTCTGAAGGCCCGGCAACTCGGGTTCTCCACGCTGATCTGCATCCTGTGGCTGGATACCGCGCTGTTCTGCGAGAACGTGCGCTGCGGGATCATCGCCCAGGACCGCGAGGCCGCCGAGTCACTGTTCCGGGACAAGGTGAAGTTCGCCTACGACCAACTGCCCGAGGCGCTGCGCCAGATGATGCCGTTGAAGGCCAACAACGCCTCGACACTGGTATTTGGCCACAACAACAGCAGCATCCGGGTTGCGACCTCGATGCGCTCCGGAACCATCCACCGGCTGCACATATCCGAGTTTGGCAAGATTTGCGCGAAATACCCTGACAAGGCCGTGGAGGTCATTACCGGTTCGATCCCGGCCGTTCCGTCTACCGGGGTGCTGGTGATCGAGTCCACGGCGGAAGGGCGCGATGGTTCGTTCTACAAGCTGACGCAGGCCGCGATGGCTGCGGCTGAATCCGGGAAAAAGCTATCCGTGAAAGACTACCGATTCCACTTCTTCCCGTGGTGGCAGGAGCCCGGCTATCAGATTGACCCGGATGACGTGCTGCTGACGGAGCAGGACGAGGAGTATTTCGTTCAGGTCGAAGGCATTACCGGCGCCAAGCTGACCGCCCGGCAGAAGGCTTGGTACGTCGCCACGCGAGACAGCGAGTTCTCCGGCGAAGACGAAAAGATGTGGCAGGAGTACCCAAGCTTCCCGGAAGAAGCCTTCCAGGTCAGCACAGAGGGCTGCTATTTCACGAAGCAATTGACGGCCGCGCGCAAGGAAGGGCGCATCAAGGCCTCTGTGCCGCTACTGCCCAACGTTCCCTGCAACACCTACTGGGACATCGGCAACAGCGACGGCACGGCGATATGGGTCGTGCAGCGCCTTGGCGGCGAAAACAGGCTGGTCCGATTCTATGAGGCATGGGGAGAGCCATACAGCCATGCCGCGCAGTGGTTGCAGTCGCTTGGCGCGGTGTTCGGCACGCATCACCTGCCACACGACGCCGATCATGTCCGGCAAGGCCAGAACCGCAACATCAGCCCGCGTCAGATGCTGGAGGAGCTGATGCCCGGCCAGCGGTTTGCCACGGTGGACCGCATCCAGGACGTGAATTGGGGCATCCAGCAGACCCGCGACATATTCCCGACGCTGGTGTTCGACGAGACGCACTGCAAGGCAGGCCTCGCGCACATCGCGGCATATCGCAAGAAGTGGAACGACCGCATGGGCTGCTGGAGTGATGAGCCGGACAAGACCGGTGGGCACTCCGAAGCGGCTGATGCGCTGCGGCAGCTTGGGCAAACCGCCCACTCCGACGCCAAGCGGGACGCTGGGAAGAATTTCATGCAAAAGCGCCGGGGATCGGCGAACTGGAGAAGAACGTGAGCAACATGAATTTTGGCGACGCCCTGAGCGCACTCAAGAATGGCAAGCGCGTTTGCCGATCGGGATGGAACGGCAAGGGGATGTGGCTATACCTGATCCCGGCTGAAGTCATGGGCGTCATTTCCGTCAGGCCGCCAGCGTCAAGCAAAAATCCAAGCGAGCAGTACAAGCCCCACGCATCAATTGCAATGAAGACGGCAGACGGGTCGCTTGTTGTTGGGTGGCTTGCATCGCAGGCCGACATGCTTGCTGAAGACTGGATGCTGCTGTAGGACTGACGACATGAAATACCACGCCATCGGCTACCTGGTCATCCTGATGATGCTGTCCGGCTGCTCCACGCTGGCCGCCATGCCGTTCTCCCCGGAAATCACGATCAAGATCGGCCTCAAGCCCGCGCTGGTTATCCGGAAGGCGGATCCAGACGAAATCAGCATCGAGGAACTGCAATGACTGCCGACGCAACAGGCCTGACGCTGGGCACAAACTTCCGTGAAGTGCAGGGCAAGGCGGATCTGCGCGCCTTCCTGGTCAACGCCACGCTGGATGGCAACAGGGACGCCTTCCTGGTGTTCGGCAAGCGGCAATTCGGGTTCGGCAAGTCTTACTACTTCCCGCGCTCCGAGGCATGGCGCGCTCGGGAGCCGGATCAGTTTGTGCTGCTATGCCATGACATTGCCACGGCCATGTATGGCTCTCCCAACAAGCACGACGTTCGCCTGTGCGGTGACATTCTGCTGAACCATCTGGACGAGTTGGTAGCGTTCCCGCCCGATGACGGCCAGGCAGAACACGACAGCATGATGCGGCAGGCTGAGCTTCAGGAACTTGTTATTAAGGTCAACGGTAAAACTCTGGTGGATGCGCGATGAACGATATGCAGCCCGCGCCGGGCGATAACCGGCAGGTACTGCCGACGCAGAATGAAGGCGATTACGACCTGTTGTGCTGGCTACGCAGCATTATCGACCGCGAAACATGGCTGCAGGCGAAATCACGCGCCCAGATGGCGATGGATGCCGATTACTTCGACGACCGGCAATACATGGGCCTGAGCGAGGAGGAGGTCAAGGAGCTTGAGGACCGTGGGCAGTCCTTCCTGCAATTCAACGAGATCAAGCCCGCTATCCTGTGGATTACAGGTGCTGAGAAACGATCACGCTTCAACTGGCGCATCGCGCCTCGCTCCGAAGATGATGTAGAGCCAGCCATCCGCAAGACCAAGCTGATCCGCTACATCGAGGACATCAACAACGTCCAGTGGAAGCGGTCAGCGGCGTTTGAGCAGATGGTCAAGGTCGGATGCGGCTGGACTGAGGTCGCATACCGGCCTGACCCGTTCTCCGGCGAGTGGCGCATCTGCATCGAGGATGTCCACTGGCGCGAGATCATCCGCGACAGCACCAGCCGCCGCAGCGACATGAGCGACGCCCGCTACGTCATCCGCACCCGCATCATCGACAAGGAGGAGGCAACGGCATGGTTCCCGGAAAAGAGCGCCATGATCGAAGCCGAGTGCCAGGAGCGCGATGATCTGGAGCAGGAGGTCCAGAACGAGGCCTACATGGTGACGGGTCATTCCGTCGGCGCCAGTGGTGCGCTGTCCCTGAACCGGATGCGCTACGGTGAGGGCCGCATGGCTGTCCGCTTGTGGGAGGTCTGGTATCGCAAGACGACGCGCGTCAAGGTTCTACGGGGTGAAGGCGCACTGGTCGGAGCTGTATTCAACCCGCAGGATCCCCGACACATGCAGGCCGTCCAGATGGGCACGGTGGAGCCGGTGGACAGCATCCGCCCGCAAATGCACGTCGCCATCATCACGCGCAACCACATCCTGCACTCAGGACTCAGCCCGTATCAGCACAACCGATTCCCGTATGTGCCGCGCATTGCATTCATTGACGACCGCGACGGCTCTGCCTACGGCGTCATCCGCTCCATGCGCGACCCGCAGGACGACCTGAACAAGCGTCGCAACAAGGCGCTGTTCATGCTGTCCACCCGCCGCGTCATTGCCGACGAGGATGCTGTCTCTAACTGGACCGCCCTGGAGGAGGAGGTTTCGCGCCCAGACTCGATCATCAAGATCAAGCGCGGGTCCAAGCTGGAAGTTGTGGATAACGTCCAGTTGGCGGCCTCGCACGTTGAGTTCGGGATGCAGGACTCCGCCTACATCCGGCAAGTGTCCGGTGTTACCGGCGAGAACCTGGGCCTGCCCACAAACGCCACATCCGGCATCGCCATTCAGGCGCGGCAGGAGCAGGGCACGATCATTACCACCAACCTGTTTGAGTCCAATTCGTTGGCCATGCAGTTGGAGGGCGAGTTGGCGCTGTCGCTGTGCGAGCAGTACATGACGGAGCCCATGCAGTTCCGTGTAACCGGCGAGCGCGGCCGCCCCGAGTTTGTGGCGGTCAACGACGGCAATCCCGAGACGGACATCACCAGCAGCAAGGCCGACTTCATCGTGGACCGGCAGGACTACCGCACCACCGTCCGCGCCGCACTGGCCGAGCAATTGCTCCAAGTGGCCGGGCAGGTAGCGCAGCACACCGGCAACCCGATGATGGGCATGGCCATGGTGGAAATGGCGGTTGACCTGACCGACCTGCCCAACAAAGCAGAGATTCTGGCGCAGATGCGCCGCGTCAGTGGTACGCCGGATCCTGACGAGCCGCCCGAGCAGCGCCAGCAGCGCGAGCAACAGCAGCAGCAGGAGCAGCAACGCCAGGCCGAGATGACCAATCGCAAGATACTGGCCGAGATTTCCAAGTTGGAAGCCGACGCAGCCAAGGCGCAGGCCGGGGCAGACGCTCAGGCAGCGCAAGCTATCCGCGACAAGATGCAAGCCCTTCAAGACGCAATGTCGTCGGCCGGGCTGGTGTCCACAAACCCCAACCTCGCAGGCATCGTCGATGACCTGCTAAGCAACATCAACCGCATTTTGAGTCCGACCGGAGCAATGCAATGACCGAACAAGCAACCGAAATCGAGAGCCTGGACCAGACAGCCGCCAAGGCGGCCGAGGACACAACCATGGAGGGCGACTTCACGCCCGCCGAGCAGGAAGGCCTTGCCGAATACAAGAAGCTGATGGATGCCATCGAGAAAGGCGAGGAGTACACCCCGGAACCTGCCGCAGATGTCGAGCACGGCGCTGAAGGCAAGGCGCAAGCCGATACCAGTCCGCAGGAGGAGGGATTAGCTCAGGATGAATCCGCGCTTCCCAGCGAAGAAGAACTGTCGGCCATCCTGACCAGTCACGCCGAAGCCGTCACCGGCATTGAGGCCGAGCTCAAGGCCGCAGAGGAGAAGGCGATTGAGTTGGGCGACCAGCTGGAAAACGGTGAAATCAATCAGGCGAAGTACGATATCGAATACCGGCGAGCGATGCGTGACATCGAGGCCATCGAAGGCAAGCTGGCCACGGCTCATGCCGCGCTGTCGCAGTCGGAAATTGCTGTCGAGCAAGCCTCCGTCCAGTCCGATCCGTGGTATCAGGCGGCGACCAACTTTCTGGCCGAAGCCGGAAACGACATTTTCAATTCTGGCGAGCACCACGAAGGCCTGAAGCAGGCGATTGCGTTCGCTTCCGGCCTCAAGCAGAACGCCGACAAGGCACCGGCCGAGATCATCCGCATTGCTGCGGATACCTATCGCGCCATGACTGGCCTGGAGAAGCATAAGCCCGCATCCAAGCCATACCCTGCCGCAAAGAACACGCCCAAGCCCGCGCCGGACATCCCTCCGACGCTGGGGCAGATGCAGGCAGCCTTGCCTAATAACGACGATAGCCCGTTTGCGCATCTGATGAACTTGTCCGGCCCAGCCTACGAGGAAGCCTACAGCAAGTTGTCACAGGCGCAGAAGGACGCATTCATGGACAGCTTGGCAGGGTAAACCCATGGCAAAGCAAACAAAATTGTTTCGAGACGTTGAAATCGGTGGTACGATTATGGTAGGCGACCACCGCATTTCAATTCTTGAGCGCAAGGGTCGCAAGATCAGGGTGGAAATCCGCTCTGATGCGATAATTCGAGTGGCAGGGAATAGTCCCGGCCAACTGGCGCAAGAGTGCCTCACCGATAACTCAGTGAGAGGTACTCAAGATGGGCCAGACCACCATCGGGACTAGCAACGCGCAAACCAAGAAGCTGTTTGCTGGTGCCCTGTTCAACGACGCCATTTTCGGATCCTATTGGGGTTCGACCTTCATGGCAGCCGGATCCAAGAGCCGCACCCCCAACACCCCCATGCAGCTTGTCACCGACCTCGAAAAGGACGATGGCGATACGGTCAATTACGACCTGTATGTGCAGCTGAAGGGCCGCCCCACGCTGGAAGATGACAACCTCGAAGGCAACGCCGAGGCCTTGCGCTCCTACAGCGACAGCATCACCGTCACCCAGATCCGTCACGCCGTTGACGCTGGCGGTCGCATGACCCGCAAGCGCACTGTCAACGAGTTGGGCGCTATCGCCAAGGAAAAACTGCAGGACTGGTGGTCCCGTCTGTTCGACGAGATCAGCTTCATGCACTTGGCCGGTGCTCGCGGCGTCAATGACGATTTCATCGAGCCGACCACGTTCACCGGTTACGCCGGTAACAGCCTGACCGCTCCCGACTCCAGCCACATCGTCTACGGCGGTTCAGCGACCTCCAAGGCCACCATTGCCAATACCGACGGCATGAGCCTGGCTGTGCTGGACAAGGTGATTACCAAGGCCAACACCATGGGCGGCGGCGTGACCGACATTCAGCGTGTTGTTCCCCTGAAGATGGGCAATCGCGAATACTTCGTGATCGTGATGCACGACTTCCAGGAACATGCCCTGCGTACCGCTACCGGAACCGGTGGCTGGCTGGACATCCAGAAGTCGCTGGCTACCAATCTGGGCAACAAGTCACCGATCGTGAACGGCGCGCTGGGCGAGTATCGCGGCGCCATCCTGCACAAGCACAACAAGATCATCAAGTTCAGCGACTACGGCGCAGGCGCAAACCTCGCCGCTGCTCGTGCGTCCCTGATGGGTCGTCAGGCTCTGGTTGCCGCTTTCGGTTCTCCCGGCGACGGCCTGCGCTTTGGCTGGGAGGAAAAGTACACCGACGTTGACAACAACCGTCTGGTGATTTCCACCAACACCATCATGAACGTTAAGCGGCCGATGTTCAATTCCAAGAACGTCAGCAGCATCGCCATCGACACCTACGCCGTGGACCCGAACGCCTAACCGGCGTTCGATCTCATAGCCCTATTCTCACCGGAGAATTGACATGACCGTTTACACGTCTCAGCAGTTCCAGGAGCCGATCCCGACCAACACCACCGCCGGTGGTGAAATCGTGTTTCGCGCTTACTGGTCCCCTTCCTCCAATACCGCGCTTGCGGATAACGACATTATCCGCATGGCGCGCCTGCCCGCAGGGTACGCCATCACCGACATTGTGCTGGATACTGCCGCCTGCGGCACCAGTTGCGCGGGATGCGTTGGCATTCTCGATAGCGTTGACAGCCCGACAGCAGTGTCGTCCGTTGTTATCGCCACCGGTTCGCTGGCGACGGCCGCCATCAAGCGCACGGACACCGTTGGCAGCACCGGTTATGCCGTCAGCACCAGCGAGCAGGCTGTCGGAGTTGAAATCACCACCAGCTCCGGCACGAACATCGCGGCAAACGCCAAGATGGCGCTGATCATCCGCGCCCGCCCGAAGCAGAAGGTGGAGTAAGCGCGCCATGAAAGTCGAATGCTTGATAAAGCGGAAAGGTGGATCGCACATTGAATTTGGCTTCCCGCCGAAGGTTACACGGTTCCATTTCAAGCCGGAGTCCGACGAAGATTACGCGCCTCATGTCTGTGAAATCCCCGACGGCTCGCCCTATCTGGGGCGGCTGTTGGCCGTCACGGAAGGGTATCGCGTATATGGGGCTGAAGTCGTCGAGGATGACAGCCCCGGCACCGCCGAAAAGGCTGATCCGTATGCGGATAAGTTCGACAACCTGCATCTGGTCAACCCCGATGACGTTGACGGCAGGTTCCTGGCCGCCTTCGCCCGCGATGTATTGCAGGTTCCAGCCAACAGCAAGTCCGCAATTGCAGACTTGCTGAAGAAGGAGTTTGGCATTGATGTGGCTGTGACCCGCGAAACGTCAAACAGTATGATTCGCATGGCTCTGGCCGAGTGCGTCAAGCAGGCCAAGGCCGAAGCGGATCAGCTGATCAACATGCAGAAGTAACTCCATGAGGGCGCGTCATGCAATGCTCGGTGGTTCTGGCTCAGGTTCGGTACACGCTAAACGATCCGTCTGCGGTAACGTGGTCGGACTCGACGCACCTGATTCCTGCACTCAACGACGCCCTGCGCGCCCTTGTTTCTGTTCGCCCTGACGCCTCCGCAACGACTGCTGTAAGGCTTCTTTCGCCGGGGACGCAGCAATCAATCCCTGCTGACGGCACGCGACTGCTGCGCATTATTCGCAATGCCGGAGAGAGCGGGCTGTCGTCTATTGGCCGCGCAGTTCGCCGCGTATCAATGGACACGCTTGATTCCTCGATGCCGACGTGGCACGGAGCCACGGGACAATCCGAGATCCGCGAATACGCCTATGATGATAGGGTTCCGCGTGAGTTTTGGGTTTATCCTCCCGTTGCAACGACCCCAACCATCGGCGTGCTGCTGACCTACGTCAAGGCATTGCCCGGCATTACCGCCACCAGCGACACATTCCCGGTGGACGACTTCTTTGCCCCGGCTGTCGAGGCATTCATGCTTTACCGGCTGCTGGGAGGCGACGACGAGGCCAGCCCCAACTATCAGGCCGCTCAGGCTCAGTTTTCTGCGTTCCAAACGCTTCTTGGACTCAAGTCTGGTGGTGACTCCGCGATGGCTGCACGGAGGGACATCAAGTGACGAATGTTGCCTACACGCAATGGCTGGACCACATTCAGCCGCATGTTCAGGACTGCCCGTCACCGATGATCCTGTTGGCGGTTAGGCAGGCCTGCATAGAGTTTTGCAGGTCGTCGCGCTACCTGCGAGTAAACCTTGACCCATTCAACACCGTTGTCGGCGACGATGAATACGATCTGTCGCCGCCGGCGGATACCGTTGTCTCGGCAATCCTGAATGTTCGCTGCGGAGGACGCCTGATTGACGCCGCGCGGCAGGAAGACTTGGATTCAGAAGCCAACTACTGGCGCGACTTGGAAGGGCCGCCATCTAGATACCTGCTGCCAAATGAGGCAACAATCATCTTGAACCCTGTCCCGCAGGAAATTGTTGCTGTCCGTATCCTTGCCGCACTTCGACCATCGCAGGCGTCAGGCGGAGTTGACGAGGAAATCTTTGAGCGGTTTCTTGATCCTGTCGCGTCTGGTGCGCTGGCGAGGCTCATGGCGATGCCAGGCGTATCGTGGAGCAATCCGGAGTTGGCCGGGTATCACGCACAATTATTCAAAGCTGGTGTGTCTGATGCTGCCGATAAGGCTGCAAGAGGCCTGACCGACAACAAGAGGATTCGCGCGAAGGCGCGATTCATGTGAGGCTACATGACGAACTACACGCTATCCGTTTCCACTGACGACCTTGGGCTTGGTGTCTTGGCATCTGTTCGTGTGGTTGTTGATCGGCTGCGCGCTACTGCATCCGATCAGTATCCTCCTGTCAATGAGTTGTACCGGATAGAGCAAGCCACCGATGATGATGGGCTGTGCGACTTCCAGTTAAAGTTTGACGACATCAGCACATATCACCGGGCGAGGGTGTTTGATAGCGAAGGAGTTCCTGTTTATAGCAAGGTGTTCCTGATGCCGGCGGAGGCTATCAACCTCCAGGATACCGATAACGAGCCTCCATCGGATGTTCTCCTGTCTCGCCGTGTATATGGAATTGCCTATGCAACAGGGCTTAGAGGCCTTACAAGCGATGTTGGTCGCTATGTCTATGCGTCGAACTATTCTGCTGACACGGCGCCTTTTGGTGGCGGGTTCTTCTATTGGGACGAAGAATCCACTGCCGATGACGACGGCGGGTCTGTGTTCAAGATTACCGATGTAACTACCGGCCGATGGATCCGCGCAGGAATGGAGACGGCGAATGTTAGGTTTTTTGGTGGGATAGGCGATGGATATGCCGATGATACAGCCGCCATGAAAGCCGCGTTTGACTATGCCATTGACAACAATATTCCAATGCACGTCCCGGCTGGATGCTTTCTGACGGATACGAAGTCAATGACAAGGCTTGATATGCCGACAGGATCTCGGTTTGTCATGTTCGGAGATGGTCATGACTCGATAATCAGGGTTAATGATGGGCAAATCGAAACTGATTACAGCACTGTTTTTCGCTTCGGGACTGTCGGCGCCGACGCAATTGACCGGATAGAGGTCCGCGATATTTTCATAGACAACAATGCTACGGGATCAGCATCTCCGTCACCAAGCACGGCGTATCAGCATTCCCATACATTCTATATAGCAATTAGTGCAGGAGGATCATGCCAGGATGTCAGGTTTGAGAATGTCACCGTCACAGACCCTGCCGCCGACATATTCAATAACTGCGGGGAAGGCGGTGTTTACAGGTACTCTGTAATTGGGTGTTCTTCTGAAAACAGGACAAGGAGCCGGGCTGATATTCAGTTTGTGCGCGCTCCGCAAACAGCCGTAATCTCTGATTTTATCGGGTCGAGGATTGAGAGTGAGCTCGATGCACCCAATCCATTCAGCGCATCAACAATATCAATCAGTAACTCATCCGTTGACATTCTTGAGTTGGCTGGGCGCGTAGACCACGATGCAACGTACTTGCTGACGGGAATAAAAACCAAAAGCAGGTTAATTCTTGAGTATTGCCGGGTCATTGCCAGCGGATGTGATTTCGTTACTGGAACTTATGGCGCCGTAACCGAGTATCAGAGATTCAATCTGCTTGCCAGCGGCTCTCGGTTTAGCAATACCACGTTTCTATTGAACTACACCGAGAGTACCGGGGTTGTAGCCTGTCTGTATCTGTACAACACAACAAGGGATTCTTCTGTAACATTCACAGGATGCAGGTTCGAGATCAACTACTCAGGGTCTCTGCCAATTGCGTCTGGCGAATACCTGCTAAAAAGCAATGCTTCAACATTCAATACATCTCCATACCTGAATTCAATCACCGTTGATGGGTGCTGGTTTGATCCCAGATGCTACGCATCTGTTGACACCAAGGCGAACAGCGCAAGCAACGAATGGATTCTTAGAGACAACGTCTATGGAGGGGTGGATCATGCAATTCGCGTAGGCGGAAATTCTTCGTCATACGCAAAAGTCGTAGTAGACGGTGGTGATTTCTCGTCCGTGGTCAATACGGGATTCTATTTCAGTGCGTCATCGTCATCATCAACAACATTGAATCTGTCCGGGACGCATGTTGGGTCAAGAGCGCTTGTGATCAATGGCGACGCCGACTCCATGAGCAACATCAATTACCGCAGCATCAGGGAGGTTCTTTCGGAAAATACCCCGAGCGAGGGGTTTGTTGGTGATCGGTGGGTTAAGCCAACTCCGGCGTTTGGTGGTGGCTGGGTATATGTTTGCACATCCGGATCGTACCTTGGTTCAGCAACATGGCGAATGGTTAGTCAGTTCGGAGTAAAAAAGGACACAACAGCGAACAGGCCGTCTGTTTCGTCGATTGATTCCGGATTGATGTACCTTGATACAACAATATCAGCAAACGGAAAGGCCATTTGGTACACGGGTACCTCTTGGGTAAACGAATCTGGAACTGTTGTTTGATATAACCGATTTGAGGTGAATATATGGAAGCAACAAAAGGAGCGTCTCTGGGCGGCGGGCTTAGCTCCGCATCCGCATCAAAATCAACCGAGTTCACAGGCTCCGGCAACTTCACGCTGGGAGCTGCAACCAAGTCGCTGCATGTACT